CGGTGAGGCATACGTCCGTACCGCCGGAGAGGGCCGTCTTTGCAAGCTGGAAGTGGATACGGCCCGAACCCTCTCGCCCGGAGTTGTGATTGAACCCAATAATAAAAGCGTAGGTCGAGAAATTCGAGAGGGAGAGGCTCCCCACTGTGCCGTTGAGGGTGACTTGCTTTCGGTCGCCGATGGCCCAATAGTTCGCGCCCTCTCCCGCGTCGGAGACCTCGGAAATGGTATCCCAACTATTTTCGTTGAGCGTGTCGCTCACGAAAGAGAGGGTAATCGCATAGGAGGTCGTCGAGGAGACGACGTTTACCGTTCCGCTCGTGCTTTGCCCGCCCTGTGTGGCCTCGACGGTGTACTCGCCGGTCTCGTAGACCGTAAATACCGCCGTCCCGGTGCTGGTCTTTGTGTCCACCGTGGAGCCGCCTTTTTTGAGCGTTACGGTCGCGCCGGAGGGCGCGGTAACGGTAATCGTCGCCGAGAAGAACGTGAGGGATACCGCGTAGCTGTCGACTACGCTTACCGACTTCGTATCCGAGGTCTGTCCGTTGAGGGTCGCGGTAACTGTCCACGTCCCGGCCTCCGGGAGCGTCAGCACGCACGAGCCATTTACCGCCGTCCCGCTCACGCTCCGCGTGCCTTTCGTCGCGGTCACGAGGGAGCCGGTCGTAACGGTCACGACAAGGGAGAACTGCGTCCCCGCCTTGCCGACTGCGTTTGTTCGTCCAATCGCCATTTTTTACACCGCCCTTATACACATAATCGAGGGGATAGTGATAGCCTCCGTCGGCTTGACCGCCGCGTAGATTTTCACCGTCCCGCTCCCGGAGGTAGCGACCGGGGCGAAATCCCCGCTCGCGGCCTCCGTCGCGCCGTAGTTTACCTCTGGAACGTGCGCCGCCGTTACGCCCGCCGCCGTGATGGTCGCCGCGAACGGATACGCGCCGTATGTGGAGTCATTCCCCCATGCGGAGGCGGCGACGGACACGTTCGTAAAAATCTTGACCTCCGCGTAACCCGCGTGCGAGTGTGACGCGGCGGCAAAGTCTCCCGGCTTTTTCCCGCTGTCCGTGAGGTTGCCGTTCCCGTCCAGCCCGGCGAGGTTTCCGGCGGTCGCACCCTGTACCTTGTCGGCCTTGCCGTCGTGGTTGTGATTTGCGGCGGCAAAGTCTCCCGGCTTTTTCCCGCTGTCCGTGAGGTTGCCGCTCTCGTCGAGCCCTGCAAAGTTCCCGGCGGTCGCGCCCTGCACCTTGTCGGCCTTGCCGTCGTGGGTATGATTTGCGGCGGCGAAATCCGCCGCTTTCTTGCCGCTGTCTTTCTGTGCGCCGGTCGTGCCGTCGAATGCGACAAAGTTCCCGTCGACGGGGCTCGCGACCCTATCCGGCTTTTCCGTATTGAGGGTCTCGATATTCTCCCGTAGCGCGTCATGGTCTGCCGCCGTGAAGTATCGACCGATAATATCGCCCTTGCCCCACGCGCGGGCCGCTGTCCCGTTCTGGCCCCGCGTGATAGTGAGGTCGTTCCCGTCCTTTGCCGTCATGAGCACCGTTTCCGCCGTGGCGGAGTCTGCCCCGATGGTGAGATAGTTCGGGGCCTCCGGCAATACGGAGCCGTCGAGGACGGTAACGCTCGTCCCCGTGGTCGTCAGTGACCCGGCGAGCGTGGTCTCCGGCGTGTTTGCCTGCGCCGGGTACATTGTTACGAGTTCTGCCATTCTCTAACCTCCCTGTTAATAGTCCCCGCCGCCGCGAGAATTACAAAACGTCTGCGAGAACACGGCGCCGACGATACGGCTCATAGTATCCGGGAGCACTTCGACGGTATGCCACGTCCCGCGCTGTATCTTCCCGCTGTCGTCCTTGGAGAGATACGCTACAATGTCGATATTGTCATAACCGCTTTGAGCCGGGAGGACGTTCCCGTCGACCCGGATAGTCGCACGGGAGGCCCGTTGCCCCTCGTATATGCCGAACTGTATCGCGTGGGTATGATTTTGTACCGTGTGCGTATGGGCCGGTACGGTGTGGGTATGGGCGCTCACGCGGTGCGTGTGCGAGTCTACCCGGTGCGTATGGTCGGAAATCCTGTGCGTATGGGCCGGGTGGATATGGGCCCCGGATGGCACCCAATCGACCCACCCCGTAACCTCGAGGGAGGTATTCACTATCGCCAAATGAGCGCCCTCCGGGATAGCGTGATTATGCACCGCCTGTCCGTATGTCTCATTCGGGAGGACGTTCGAGCTCTCGAGGGCCGTCCCGCTCGAGGTCTGCCCGCCGCCGGAGGAAGTCGTCGAGCCGCCGCCGGAGGAGGTAGTCGTACCGCCGCCGGAGGAGGTCGTTTGTCCGCCTCCGCCTCCGATAGCTTGCTCAAAGGCCCGGAACGGCTCAAACTGGATATTGAGGAGCATTTTGTTTATGCGGACGACCGACTCGTCGATATAGATTTTCATGGTCGCCGGGTGGTCTGCGTCCGCATTGTCCGAGAAGTTATAGACCTGTTGATTTGTGGCCCCCTGCGCGTAGGTCTCCCCAATGAGGGCGCGGCTCTGCAAGTCCGAAATGCTCCCGGCTATGTCTTTCGACTTGTTCGCTATCGTCACGCTCACGGCTCCGGGGTCGCCCTGCGCGTCGTCCTTTGTCACGCTCACAATGCGGGCGCGGAGGTTTACCCCGTCCTCGTCGTCCACGATACGGACGATTTCACCCGGCCAGAAACGGGAGAAAGCGTCTCCCGTGAGCCGGTGGAGGTCGATAGCCCCTATCTCATAGGAGTAATAGGGCTCCGCGCTCTCCCGTAAAATCTGCTCGGCGTATGCCTTGAGATTTTCCTCTACCTCGTACCGCGTGTCGACGAGGATACTCGAGCAAAGCCCGTATTTCTCGATACTCAAAGCGTCCTCCACATACGGGAGGCCGTTGTTTACCGACGAGATAGTGAGCTGATTTACCCCCTCGCCGTAGCCGAGCGCGTAGATACGATTTGCGAGGCCGGTATCGTCCCGCGACTTCCGTATCTCCGTCATGTTTTTTGCATACCGTATCTCGCTTTTGAGCCTGTCCGACGGCGCGACGAGGGAGAGCGACCACGGATACCCGGTCGTGTCCCACGTCCAAAGGTAATCACTGTCGAAACACTCCGGGACGGCAAAGAGGGCCGCGAGGAGGGTCGAGTTTTCCCAGTTGTACTCAAAGAACCGCTCGAAATCGCACGAGCCGAGCACCCAATTTCGCGTTGTCTGCCGGTTGAGGATATAGTTCAATACCTCCGCCGTCCGTACCCCCGTCCCGCCGCATTGATGGTACTGAAATAGTACGTCATTGAGGAGAGTCGCGAGGACGTGCTCGCAGTTATAAAACCGGGTCGCCCCGTCGCTCCGCTCCAAATCCTCCCCAATGATACGGAAAAGGTCGATACGTTCGTCCCCGTCGAAAATCTCGACGTAGTTCAGCGGCGTGCAATACTCCGTTTTCGGGTCGTCCGCTGGCATAGTAAACGTCGCCGTCCATAGGGAGTTTGTCTCGAGGGTGTACCCGACGCTCATAGCGTTGTCGAGATAGGCAAGCCGTTTCATGTTGCGGTCGAATACCTGCGGCACCGCCATTTATAACCACCTGTCTTTCCACAAGATACGAATATCCGCCGTTGTGCCGCCCTCGACGATAATATCATTCACCCCGGACATGAGCTTGAAAAAGACGCTCGAGTCGCTTACCCGGTCGACGATGTTTACCCCGTTGAGCGTTACGGTCATGTGCTCCGTGTCGATTATGAGCTCGTCTCCGGCGACCATGTTCACGCCCTCTACGACCATAACCTCTTGTCCGTATGTCGATACCCCTGTACCGCTGGCGTTTGCCTCCGCTATTGCGTCTCCCTCAAAGAAAAGTGTACGGATATAGTCGCCGATGGCCTCGGCGACGGCCTCCGCCTCCGACGTGAATAGCAGAATACGGACGACCTCGCCGGAGGCGGAGGTCTCGGCCTCCGCCGTGCCCGCGAGGTATCGGATAACGAGCAAAGCGCCGCCGCTACCGCTCTCCGCGTTGGCTGTCGCCGTCCACTCGAACACAAAGCGGGCTTTTCGGTTGTACTGCGTTCGGTTGTATGGAGTGCGGTTATACATTTCCTCGCCTCCTTACGAGAGGTTACAGGTGATAGCGCCCGCCTCTACGGTGATAGCGTCCCCGTTGAGCACGTTCTTTCCCCGTGCGAACGAGCCGAACCACAAGAGGTTTCCGCCGCTCTGCGAGTCAAAGATACCCCAATAGGAGACCGTGCCAATGTCCGCCGTGATAACGCCGTAGTCCACCGCCGCCGTGTTCGTCACCTGTTGCCGCCCGGATACCAGCGACGGGGCCCCGAACGTGATAATCTTCCGGGCATACCCGCCGCCGCTGGCCTCCGTGCCCGTGGCGGCGGCGGTCGGGTCGGTCAGAAACAAGGCGAGGTAATACGTCCCGCTCCGTAACGATGTATTGAGGAGCGACGCGGCGTGTACGTTAGAAAGAGCTGCCATTTTTACATACCTCCGTTTTTAGTTCACCTTGACGCGGGTAACGGTCAAGTTCGTAATGTTGCCTCGGGCCGTAATATAGATAAGGCAATCCGTCTCCTGTGTGCCGTTCACGTTGACCGGCTCCGAATGGGGGAGGGAGACGGAGTTTACAATCTGCTGATTATACTGGATAGACTCCGCGAACGGCCCGCAAAGAAAGACGACCTCGCAACGGCCCGTAATCGCGATTTGCTCAATGCTGATACCGCTGATAACCTTTGCGCTGTATGCCTTTTCCGGCTCGTCGTCGAAAATGAGCAAGCCCTCGCCGGAGAGCCACCCGGCGACGGCGCGGGCCCGCGTCCGCACGCCGGGATATTGATAATCCTCTCCGACAAAGGATACCTCGCACGAGATTTCCCGGTTTTCGTAGCCGTCCTCGATGTCGTATGTGCCGCTTTTGCCGGGTATGGTGTACTGCGTGACTCGTTTCGGGGGGAGGAGCGTCCGGTCGGTGGAACGGAACACGACCCCCATGTCGTCACTGTGTACGTTGTTGAATGTAAAGCCCAATTTCACGAGGTAACGACCCCCTTTCCGCGAGATTTTGCGCGTTGCATATTGTAGAGCTCCTTTGCGACGCGCTTTACGTCCGCCTCCTCGCGGACGACGAGCTCGCCGATATGGAACGTGTTCGTTACCGTCGTCGTCCCGCCGGAGGCCGTCTCCGACCCTCTGCGGCGGTCTGCCATGCTCGGCACGGCGGCGGAGACCTGTTCAATCGTGGCGCGGGCCGAAAAGCCCGTTTCCATTTCCCCGATACCGTCGGCGAGGGCGGTATTCACTTTCCCCATGCCCGACTCTACCTCGTCGAGCATTTCGGCGGTCATATCTCCGTAGGCTTTTACCGCCCGGCCCTTGTTCTGCTCGATACCGCGAGCCGCGCCCTCGATATTCATTTCGGAGACCCACGCCATTTTTTTAGACGGCGAGGAGATACCGAAAAAGTCGCAAATACCGTCCCAAATGGAGGAAATCCACCCGGAGACCTTATCCCATAGCCACCCGGCGAGGGATTGAATACCGCTCCAAAGCCCTTGGACAAGGTTTGCGCCCACCTGTGCAAAGGCGCTCACGCCCTGCCCGAGTGCCGATACCATGCTCGAAATGATTTGCGGCATAGCCGCCACAAGCGAGGAGATAATCTGCGGTAGGTTGGTGATAAGGGAGGTCAAGAGCTTTACGCCGGTCTCGACTATTTTCGGGATATTGTTTACCAGTGTCGAGACGATAGAGGTAATGATTTGCGGGAGCGCCTGTACGATGGTCGAGATAATTTGCGGTAGGTTGGTAATGAGCGCCGTTAAGAGCTCGACCCCTGCCTCTACGATTTCCGGCAAGTGCGAGAGCAAGGTATCTATGGTCGACTGGATAATTTGCGGCAATACCTCGCATATCGTCGCGATAATGTCCGGGAGGTTTGTTACGAGGGCCGTCAAGAGGGTAACGCCCGTCTCGATGATTTGCGGCACGGCCTCGAGTAGCGCCGTAACGAGGCTCTCTATCAGCGTTGGGAGCGCCTCGAGCAATACCGGGATAGCCTCGATAATGCCCGTCGCGAGCCCTGTCACGAGCTGTAACGCCGCGTCGACGAGTAGGGGGATATTCTCTATCAGCGTTTGTACTAACTGCGTGATAGCCGCCACCGCCGCCGGAATGAGGGACGGGAGCGCCTCGGCGATACCCGTTGCGAGCCCGTTCACGATTTGAATAGCGGCCTCGGCGAGCTGGGGGAGGGCTGATACGAGCCCCTCCGTTAGTGTGGTGAGTACAGAAATCGCGGCCTCCGCAAGTTGCGGAGCCGCGTTCACAATGCCCTCTAAAATGTTGAGTACGATAGTCGTACCGAACTCGAGGAGCTCCGGGAGCTTGTCGGCGGCTTGCCCTATCATGCCGTCGATAGCCTCTCCGAGCGCCTCCTCCGCGCCGTCTACCCCGTTTATCACGTCGACGAAAGCGTCTACCACGTCGGCGAGGGCCGGGGCGAACTCCGCTACGAGCTCGTTTTTCACGTCGGCGACCGTCCCGCCGAGCCGGGCGAGCGTGTCGTCGAGTTCTGCTTGAGCCTCCCGCGCCTCCATAATCGTGGCGTTATTTTCCTTGAAAATCTCGCCCGCGTCCTTGTAGGTGGAGGAGAGGGTCTCCGTGATAAGGTTTGCTCGCTCTGTCTCGTCGGCACACGCGGCGAGCTTTTCGTTAAACTCGTCCTCGCTGATACCGACCCAATTCAAAGCGTCGGCGAGGGCCCCGGTCACTGTGCCGACCTTTGCCGTCTCGTTCGCCGCCTCAATGAGCGAGTTTATCGGGAGCGCGTCGCCAAACGTGCCGGATACTCCGGCGGCAATATCGCCCCACGTTGCAACGTCCTTTTCGGAGGTCGCGAGCTGTGCGAGGAGTTGTGCCGCCTCCGTCGCCGTGTCGGTGTCCCCGAGCACGGCATAAAGGGAACGATACGCCTCCGTCGCCGTGTCCGTGGAGTATCCCGCCGTCGTGAACGCGGTATTTAACCGCCCCTGTGCGGCCCGGTATTCCTCCGTAGACTCCGCGAGGCTGAGGAGCACGCCCACCCCGGCGACCGCCGCCGCGCCGACCGCCGCAAGCGCGGTCGCGGCGGCTTTTGCCCCGGTCACGAGTCCGCCCTTGAGCTTTTCGCCGAAAGAGTCGGTCTCTTTACTCGCGTCCTTGACCTCTTTCCCGTATTCGTCGATAGACTCGGCGCACCCGTCCGTAGAACTCCGGGCCTCGTCGAGATAGCGGTTATTCGCCTCGAGGTCGTCCCCGAGGCGGTTTAAGTCCGCCTGTGCGGTGTTTAATTGCGTCTGCCACGAGTTGACGGCGCGGGTCGCGGCCTCTTGGTAGCTCTGCGCCTCGGATAGCTCGCGGTTATACCCCTCGAGTTCCTCCGTGAGTTTCGCTTGCTCCGCGCTCGTGTCGCCGGTCTCGTCCCCGAGGGCGGCGAGCGCCTCCTCGCACCGCTGGATATTCGCGCGGGCCTCGTCTACCCGGTCTCCGTAGGTCTCTTGAGCCTTGCGAGCGTTCTCGAGGGCCTCCCGGAGCTTTGTTACCTTTCCCTCTTGCGCCTCGTACATTTTGGAGAGGGTCGCGCCCTTTGCCTCCAACGCCGCGAGGCTGTTTGCCTGTCCCGAAAACTCGGACTCTACGAGTTTCAGCTCTGATTTTAGAGTCCCGAGCTCCGAATTTATGTTTTTGAGGGACGCTTTATACGCGGCCTCGCCCTCGACCGCTAACCTTGTCGATATTGTACGGGTCGCCATTATACGCCCTCCTTATCCCGTTTACCGTGGTCGCGGAGGTACAGCTCCCAAAGGTCGAAAAGCTCGCCGGGAGGCATAAAGAGCGCCTCCGTTACCGATATTCCGCACCGTGCGGCTATGCGGTAGTATTCCGCCCGTTTGATGGTGTTTTTTTTTGACGGAGTTCCTCGAGGCCCTCGTCGTATTCGTCGTCCTCGGCGCTCTTGACCTCCCGCCCGTACCCGAGCGTTACGGCCTTGATAACCGCGTTCTTGAGGTCGACGATTTCATAGGTCGGCACGAGGAGCCGGAACGTATCCGCGTCCGGGATTTCCCCCGGCGCGTATCCTAACCGGCGGCGAATGAGCTCGCCCCGCTCCGCCATGAACGCGGCGGCGGTGCAAGCCGCGTCGAACCCCTCGCGGGTGTCCTGCTCGAGTTGCTCGAGGAGGAGCTTTGTACCGCCGAACGTGTCCCGTATCTGAAACATAGCCTCGCCGTCGAGGACGAGGTAATAGGCCGTCCCCTCGACGGTGAATTTTGCCGCTTTCATGTGTCAAAGCCTCCAATCGGCAAAGCGGGAGGCGGTTTCTTACGCCGCCTCCCGTTTTGTTATCAGCCGCCGCCGGGGGCGGTATATCCGAGTTTTTCGTCGCACCACGCGATAACGTCCGCCTCACTGTCGAACTCCTTACGGATACGCCATGCGCCGGAATTGCAACGGAACACGGTAAAGGTGGTCGTGGACGTACCGAACGTGATAGAGCTCCCCTTTGTCGCCGCGCTGTCGTTGCCGAGGATAGCGTTCACAAGGGGATGGAAAACGCCCTGATAGACGCGCACGCCGTTTCGGATAAGCACCTTGTAATAGGCAAGACCGCCGCGCGGCGCTACGTCGCTGTCGGAGTCCGTGAGCTCCTCCTCGAGCTCGTCCAGCGTGGCCCCATGCAAGGCCGCGTGAACCTCCGCCGTCTTGTCGTCCGTCTGCAATTCCAGCGAGCCGGACGCGAACATATCAATTTTCTCCGCGAGCGCGTCGTCGCCGTAGAGCTCGCCGGAGGCGTTGGTAACGGTGAGGTTAGCCGCCACGAGCTTACCAATCGTTACGACGCTCTCGAAATTGTAGGTCGGGAGCGCGTTGTCCGGCGTGGTAGCCACGGGCGCGAACCTCGGCCTCTTTGCTCCAAACTGCGCCATATAGATTTACCTCCTCATAGGTTTTTACTCTTGAGAAATCGGTCGTACACGCCCGCCGCCGCGTCGACGGCGGAGTCGGCCTTTTTCTCGTTTGCCGTGTTGATGAACGGTCGCCCCGGCTGGCCCGCTTTCCCGAACTCATTCACAAAGGCGACCTCTGCCACGCGCCGGGAGTTTCCGTCCCGCCGCGTTCCCTGCGGGTAAACGTAAATCGCTTTCCCGTCTTTCGTTTCCTTGAGTTTTTTGTCGTAGGTGATACTCTGCGCCGTCGTGCCGGTGTCGTAAACGCCCATAGCCCGCGCCTCTTGCGCCTGTGCCGGGGCGATAATCTCGGCCTCGGCTACGAGCATTTCGAGGAGCACCGCGTCGGGTATCTCCGCGATAGCGCCCATGTCCGAGAGGAGTTCGTCGAGCCCGCTCGTATTGAGTTCCGCCATAGCTATACCGCCTCCGCGTCCTCGCACTCGAAAACGTAGTGTTGCCCGTTCGCGTCCGAGGCCGGAGTGATAGACGGCCTCGTGAACCCGGCGGCAACGATACGGCGGGTGATTTCCCGCCGTGTCGCCCGTGTGTTCTTCTCGTGCGGGGCGAAATAGTGAACTTGCACGAGGGCCCGGTAATGGCCCGCGTCGTCGTCCCCGAAATCGTCGGGTATCTCCGTATAGTTGAACGTGATATACTCCGCGTCGTCGCCCTTGTAGGTGTTCGCGGCGGCGGGGGAGTTCATGAGCCCGTCGAAAGCCTCGACGAGCCGCGCCTCGATACTCATTTCTCCGCCTCCTTGAACTCCGAGCACTCGAGCTCGTACATTTCCCGCGCCTCCGTATAGGCCCGCTCGACCTTGTACCGCGTGCCATTCCAGACAAGGCGCTCTTGCCCGGCATAGTCGGCGGCGCGGAGCTTGACCGCGATAGCGAGGGTAACTCCGATTTGCTTTGCGGCGTAGAACTCGGAGCGCCGCACCGATTGAACGTCGGCGAAAACCTCCGTCTCCTCGACGGCCTCTTTCGGGTATCCCTCCTCGTCTGCGCCGTGGGTGACGGCCTCAAGCGTCACCGTATCCCGCCAATACATGAGCTATCCCTCCTCCGGCTCTGGCTCCTCCGCCGCGATATATGCGTCCGATAGGGTGAGCCCGTTCCGCTGTTCCTTGTACGAGGCCCGGTATTTCTCCGAGTCCTCGTTATCGAGCCCGAACTCGGCCTTTACATAGGTCGCGACCGCCCGCAAGATAAGCGGGTCGGTCTCGTCCTGCGCCTTGACCTCAAGAACGCCGCCGAGCACAAGGTCGGCTCGGGCGGCGTTAATGAGGTCTTTCAATTCTGGGTCGAACGCGGTCGAGGTAATTCTCATGTACTGCCGGATACTCGTCAAATACGAGTCTCCGATAGCCATTTAGAGCCCTCCCTTACGCGCCGGCCTTTGCCAGATGGACGAACGCGCCGAGACCGGCGGCGGGCTTGCTGTCGAACACGCAAGAGCCGAGGAAGTCGATAGAGTTCGTCGCGAGGCCGGAGTGCTCGCTCTTGACGACGGTAATATCCTGCGAGTAGTTGCCGATGATATAGGAGAAGTCGCCGAGATACGCCTCGTCTGCGGGCACGGAGCCGGTGAAATAGACCTCGTTACCCATGATGTAGTAACGACCGTTCGCGAACTCGATAAGGTTGTTCTTGCTCTTGTTCATCAGCGGGAAGAAGTCGGAGAAGAACGTCGCCTTTCTCATGCACCACACGGCGTTTCTCTCGTAGCCGTCCCCGAGCATACCATACAGGGCGACGACGTTCGCCTCGGAGAGAGAACCGGCGGCGGCAACGGTAATCTGGTCGGTGTTGTCGGTATACGCGCCGCTCGCGCCCTTACCGGCGGTTTTCACGCCGCCCGGCTGGTTGGAGCCCGTGCCGGTGAAGATGTAGTTTTCAATCTTCCGGGCGATAGACTCCGCGATAATCTCGACGACGTAGCTCTCAAAGGCGGAGAGCGCCATTTCGGAGCACGCGCGGGAGGCTTTCACGAGCTTTACGATTTCGTAGCCGGTCAGGTTTACGGACGCGAGGGAGTCGCCCGCCGGAGTGATAGCCGCGTTCTCGGTGTGGAGAGCCGCGTCGTCGTTCGTCCCCTCAACGGCAAATTTCATATTGCCGGGAACGTGGAAGATACGGCACCGCTCGAGGATGGGCGCGACCTCGTACATTTTCTTGATGATTTGATTTGCGGTCGTCTCCGGGATAATGGGGAGGCCGGAGTTTGCGGCGGTGCTGTATGCTCTCTGTTCCGCGTCGGTCAGCGGCTTACCCTGCAAGGTTTTCAGCCATGCGGAACGGTAGAGCTTTTCGTCTACCTCCTCGGAGCGGCTCTCGGGAGTGTTCACGCTCACGGGATTAGCGACCGCCGCGCCGCTGTTGAGCATACGCTCGATGTTCTGCCGACGCTCGAGGCCCTCGGCCTCCTCGTTCAGCTCGCGGAGCTCTTTCTCGAGAGCGTCCATATCCGCCTTGTCGTCTTTCTCGATGATGGAGCGGATTTCGGCCTTGCGAGCGCGGATTTCTGCGAGTCTTTTCTCGATGTTCATTTCGTTACCTCCATAATTTTTGTCAATAGGTGAGTGCTATCAGCCTCTTACGCCGCCGGGCTTGCTCCAAAGCCGCAAGCTCTTTCTCGTGCTCCACCGCGAAAAAGCTCCGCGCCGCAATCGAGGTCTCGTTATAGGCGGGAATATCCACCGCCGAAACGTCGTACAGTTTCTTGACCTTTGTAATTGTCCGCGTGTGCGTGGTGCTGTCGTACTTCGACTCCCGCACGGTGAACGAAAAGGACATTTTATCCACATAGCCGCCGTCGATTTCCTCGTACAGCTCCCGCCCGGCGGTCGTGCCGCCGAGATTTGCCTCAATATCGACCCCGCGCTCGTTAATGTCGAGGGCGAGCGTCTTGTTTCGGAGCCGGGCGACCACTTTCCCGGCGTGGTTGTAGTTCATAATCACGTCGGAGAGGTCGCACTCGTCGAAAGCGTGCCGGTCGATAACCTCGCAATACTTGATACCGTCATACTCAGCGATAACGGTCGGCGTGTCGAACACGACCGCCGTACCCTTTACGCGGTACTCCTCGGAGCCCTCCTCGCGGGGGACGAGGGAGAAGTCCTGCAAGGCGCGGTATTCGCGCCCCTCTTTGATGTTCATTTCTGGCCCTCCTCTCCGCCGCCCTCCGGCGGCTCGTTTCCCTCCGGGTCGCCCTCCGGCGGCTCCGGGTCTTTCTCCGGCGGCGGGTCGGTCTCCGCGCCGGTTTGGTATTTGTCCGCGAGCTCGGCGTTTACCATGTTCAAGGTCTGCACCCGCCGGGCCCCCTCCTCGCCGCCGATGGTCGGCATATCAAACATGGTGAGGATTTGGTCGAGCGTCGCCGCGCCGATTTCCGTCAAGAACTTCGCCGCGCTCACCTTGTCGGAGAGCGTCGCGAACTGTATCGAGTTGGTAGAGAACACGACCCGGTTTCCGTGCCCGAACTCCCGTTCTGAAAAGATACAATTCGAGAACGCTTGCGTCAGCTTGCGGAAAAACGGAGCTATCTCGCCGTTATAAAATGCCGACTCCTCCGCCGCCGTCGCGGTGTTCTCGACGATAGGTTTCGACACGCCGAAATAGTCGTAAATCTCCTCTTTGATGTAATTTAACTGCGTCGAGGGGATAGGGGTCGTTTTGTCCTGTATCGGCGTGTAGTCGTACTTTGCGTCGGTCACGATAACGCCCGCTCCGTTGTTCTCCATGCGGAGGTTGTCCCGGATAAAGTCGTCGCGGCGCTTGTTCAAGTCCTCCGTTTTGACTGCGTTCGAGACCTTGAGCACGCCCCGGATGATAGCGACGAGCTCCGCGAATTTGCTCATAGACTGATTGAACGTGTTCGCCGTCTTGAGCACGGTCTCGAGTGGCTTGTTATTGTCCCCGAAAATATCGTTTTCGAGGAAATGCCGCCGGATATGGATAAGCCGGGAATACTCGCAGATGTACGAGGAGCCGGTCGCGAAACGGAACCGGCAATACATAACGCCCATGTACTCGAGGAGCTCGAAATACTGCGCGTTGATAGGGTAAATCTCGACGAGCCGGTTTGCCGAGTCGAAAATCGGGTACGCTATCGCGTTGTTATAGACCTTGTATTGAGCCGCGAGCTTGTAGTAAAACTCGGAGGCGGTCATATACCTGTTAGGCCGGAATTGCAATACCCGGTCTAAATAGTCGTGTACCGCCGTCGTTGTCTCCTCCGTCTGCCGGACGTGCCGGGGCTGTGCCGTGGATACCCGGCGGGCGAAAGCGTCCACCGCCGAGCGCACGGTATTTATGTCCCATGCGTTGCCCGAGTAGGGGATAAAGGTCGACTCCCACGAGCTCAAGAGCTTATAGGCCGAGTAATTCTTGTTGTCGTCCCGTTTCTTCCCGAAAATCGTCTCGAAAAGACTTCGTTTTTCTCTCATGCTGTCACCCCACAAGATACATATAGTCCTCGTTATCCCGGACGTAGATAACCCACGCATTGAGGAGAGATACCGCGCCGTCAATCCTGCGCCTGTCCGAGACCTTGACCGGCTGTATGTTGTTTACCCCGCTCTTTTTGACCGCTGTATTTGAGAGGCACCACACGAGCACGGGATTTCGGTTGTAGTTGACCTTTTTGTCGGCAAAGGCCGCGCCCATTTCCCGCATAGGTTGAGACCATGTAAAAGGCCCCTGCGCGACTGCCCGCATATCAAAGCCGTTTGACTTCATCTCGTCGACCCAATACCCGGCGAGGGCCCGGTCGTATCCCACCGCGAAAGCGTCTATCTTGAACTCGTCGCGCATTTGGCAAAACCACGCCGTCACCGCCGAGTAGTCGACGCGGGCCCCGTCGCATATCGTGAGGAGCTCCCGCTCCGCCCATATCTTGTAGGGGGCCTCTTGCGTGTTGTGCTCGTCGAGTTGGTCTATCCGCTTTTGCGGTATGAAATAGTGCTGTAACACATAGACGGTATCGTCCTCCCGGCTCCGGCGAATGAGGAGCGTCGCGCACGTTAGGTCGGTCGTCGCGGAGAGGTCGCACCCGCCGATAGCGTAGGTGTTATATACGTCCTGCATGGTAAAGGTCGCGTCGTTCTTGATGTCCTCGAACGAGAGCCATACCGACGCGGAGGTCTCCGGGACGTTGAAGTCCTTGCAAAGCACGCCCGGCAAGTCCTCGGGGTTTTTCTTCGCCCGCTCCACAAAGGCCGCGAGGGTCGCGTACTGCTTTATCGTCCCGAGGCCGGGGTTTGCCTTTATCCACGCTTGCGGGTCTGTCCATTCGGCCCGCGCGTCCAGCTCGTAGAGCACGGGGAGGAAAGTATCCTCCGTTACCTTGCCGTCGGCTATGTCGCACGCGAGGCCGTACAGGTTGTCGAAAACGGACTCGCGCACCGTCCCGCTCGTGGTAATCATGATAACGAGGGGTTGCCGCCGCGAGCTCGTCGACTGTTTCATGACTTCGTAGAGGTTGCGGTCTCGTATCGCGTGGAGCTCGTCGATAATGACGGCGTGCGAGTTGAGGCCGTCGAGGGTATTCGAGTCTGAGGCGAGCGCCTCGAACGTGGAGGCCGTCGCCGGAAAGTAAATATCGTTCCGGCGTTTCTTGATGATGGCCCGGAGTTCGGGGCTCTGCTTGACCATGTTCACGGCCTCGGTGAGTGTTTTCCGAGCTTGGTCTTTCTTCGTGGCGACGGAGTATATCTCCGCCGCGCCCTCGTAGTCGGCGACGAGCATATACAGCGCGAGCGCCGCGAGGAGGGTAGACTTGCCGTTTTTCCGTCCCACCAAAAAGAGCGTCTCTCGAAAGCGCCGATACCCGGTCGATTTCAAGAGCCACCCGAAAAGAGTCTGTATAAATGCCTTTTGGAAAAGCTCGAGGCGTAGAGGGGCCCCGAGCGTGCCTTGTGACTGTTTGCAAAACCGCTCGATGAAGATAATCGGGCGCTCGCCGGTCTCCTCGTCGAAATAATACGGGGAGTCGGCGGCATGGGAGTCCATTTCCGCCATGAGCCGCCCGTAAACCGCCTTTACCCGGCGGCTCGTGACGATTTCGCCGCTCTCGATTTTCCGCCAATACTCGCGGACATAGTTCACGGCTTACCCGTCCCTTTCGGCTTTGTGATAAAGCTCATGAGCTCGTCTCCGGCGCTCTTTTTCTCCGGCTCCGGGAGGAGTCCGATAAGCTGATTTGTGAGCGCGGTAAAGGATTTTATCGTCGTGTTATACGACTTCAAGGCGGGATTTTCGCGGCGGAACTGCTGTTTTCCTTGTGTGAAATCCTCCAAAATGGCCCCGTTATTGAGCTCCTCGACGAGCCGCTCGAGCGTTACGGTCGTCACGGAAAACTGGTAAATCAGCGCGTCGACGAACTGCCGTTTTTCTTTCGGGATTTCCCGGAATAATACCTTTATACGGCGCTCGACTTTTTTTGTCTTTTCTTCGACCGTCATGTCCTCGTATTTCTTGCTAACTTTTGCCATTTCGGAGCCTCCTTTTCTGCCGCCCCTCCCGGCTTGACCCCCCCTTATGTGCGCGACCGGGGCGGTTCTAAACAGGGTTGAGGCGCGGTTACGAGCGGCGGGTTTATTTCGGGGAGACCGGGGGGAGGTCTAATAAAATTCGTCGTCGTCGACTGCCGGTTTCGGCATGAGTCCCGCCTCGACGACGTTCCCGTATTCATCGAACGCGAGCCCCTCCGCGAGCGGCGGCTTTGCTCCGTGCGCTATCGCGTGACACGCGCGGCAAAGCGTCTCGAGGTTGTCCGCGTTGAGAGAAATCATAGGGTCGTCTATGTTCTGCGGCGTGAGCTCCCGCTTATGGTGTACGATAACCCCCGGCGCACCGCACCGCACGCATAGTCCCGCGTCCCGCTTGAGGATATAGGCCCGCGTCCTGCGCCATGCCGGAGACTCGTAGAAAGCCTTTGCAAATGCCCGCATACTCTGTCCCTCCATATGTGCAAAGAGAACGCCCCGCACGGATTGAACTCACTCGTGTACTACGAGCTCTCTCCATGTAGGGCGCACGGCGGCGAGGGTTGTGTTCCGCCTCTCTTTACGGGTACATGATACCACGGGCAAAATACAAGTTTCTATACACTCTTTTTTCAAAACGCTATAAAACGTGAGAATATCCTACACGGAGGAAATAGCTCCCGCCCCGAAATAGAGCAAGGCAAAGCGGGCGACGGCGCGGTTACGCACGTCATACACGCTTGTCATTGAGGCATAACTCACGGCCCCGGCTATCTCCTCTTTGCTCTTGCGCTCGATGTACCAAAGGCGGATAATCTCCCGCTCCTCCGGCTCGAGCTGTCCGATAACCCGGTCTATCTCCCCGATAGCCTCCTCCGTGCGCTCTATCTCCCGCGTAACCTCCGCGAGCTCAAGGCGCGCCGACGCTTGCATAGGGTTTCGAGAAGTCCGGCGACGGATACCCCGCCGGGCCGCTTTGTGCGATAATCCGCTCCCGCCGCCGCTCGAGGTTTTCGAGAGCCGTTTCGAGCACGCCTCGCGAGCGGAGCGTTTTCTCCGCCGCGTCGAAATAGTTTATCATGCCTTTTTTCCCTCCATGCCGATACGGTCTCCCGAGGTTGTAGGCGTGCTTTGCCTCGAGCACCGCCTCCACGTCGACTTTCATATACGCGAGATAGTCTAAAATCCTCATGATAGCGTCGCAAAGCTCCACGGCGAGGCCCTCCGGCTTGCAAGTGCGCTCGTTTTCCGGCTTGTCGCACTCCTCCGCGTGCTCGCATACCGCGCCCGGTATCCCACAACACCCGTAAATGAGCGGATTTCCCTCCCGGTACTCCGCGAGCGCCTCGGAAATCTCCGAGTGAATGAGCGCGGCGACTTCCGGGAACTCGATACCGTCGTCGTACCAGCCGTGCGCGACCGCGTTCTCATGCACCGCCCGCGCGTATTCGTTGAGTTTCATTTTCGAGCCCTCCGTTTCCGTTTTGGTTTGATAAATACCCCGTCTTTGCGGTAATATCTCGCGATTATGTAATATCCGCCGTTCACGTCGTTGTGGAAAGCCCCGGCCTCCGAGAGAAAATACCCCGGATAGAGCTTTTCAAACTCCGTGTTGTCCGTCGTGTCCTGCGAAAGCTCCCGAGCACGGCGGGCGGAGATATGCCCGTCCCGCGTCCTCGGCTCCGGGTCGACGAGGTTTTTCGAGGCGTTCCACGCCTTGCCCCCGACCGGGCTTTTCACGATGTAATTTCCGAGACCGGCGAGGCCGTTCTCCGTGAACTGCAAGCGGCGGGAGTTAGCATAGCCGAGCCCCCAAAGGCTTTCTAAAACGTCCCGGTCGATACCCCCGTTTATCGTGACGTGGTGGTGATAGCGACCGCCCCGTTTCCCGCGCTCCGTGACAGCGATATATTTCAGCGGCGGGAGGCCGTTCTTTTTCCGATACCGGCGCACCCGGCGGAGGAAATTCGCGAGCTCCCGTTTCGCGGCCTCGTCGTCCTCCGGCTGTTCCGCATACGTCAAGTGCAATTCTAAATCCTCCGGCGTAAAGTTGGCATGGAGGAGCCGAACGAGCTTTTCCTCCCTGTTCCGCTGATTGAGTTTCTTTTGTGCGGCGGAGGTCGGCTTTCCTTTCCGGCCCCGAGAGCCCCGCTTTCCCGAGCTATAAACCGGGAAAATGAACACGTCGAGGTATTCCCCGCAATAATACCGCTTTTCCCGATAGACTGTCCGCATAGCCTTTCCCTCCGTGGCCTGTATGGTCGGCTCGTTAATATTCCATACGAGCCCGAATAAGCGCCCTCGCGCTTTTCTTTTTCTCCCTTGCCACCGCCCCCGGAGTGTGGTAATATAATATAGGTATAAGTAATCACCTTTCGGGGCGGTTACGCCTCCGACGCTCGCTCAAGCGTCGGAGGCTTTCTTTTTACTCCCAATCAATGCGCTTTCCGCATTGACCGCAATACTCGTTTCTGTTTCCGTCCTCATTGTATAGGTACTCTCCGCTCTTACAATTCGGGCAAGCTACGATACCTCGGTCTCCGTCCGGGTACGGTTTCCCTTTCATTTGTTTATAGAGCGCCACCCGCGCCAATCTGCACGCCTCATTTACCGGCTCGATACTCTCGTAGTGCTCCCGGTGGAGCGGGTCGAGTATCTCGAACGCCCTCTCGATTTCCATACCCTTACCTCCTCCGAAATCTGTCCGCCGCCGGGCACGTTTTCCAATGAGGCACAAAGCCCACGGCGCACGCCGGGCCCTCCTCCTCTGGCAAGGCCCGCCGCCCGGCGACGACCTCGCCCTCATCCGTGATAAACCGCTCGCGGCCTCCGTCCTCCTCGACGATGAAAACCGGCTCCGGGTCTATCGGCATGGAGCGG